TGTTTTGAACTCAGCGCTGTTGATAAGGCATTCGGCTATCCTGTTTTTGTCTTTTCGAAAAATTGGCAAAAACATATAGCTGAATCGAAAGAATTAATCAGAACGGGAAAGCAACGGTGAAAACAAATGTTTGATGAAGAAACTAATAAAATTAAAGAAAAAGCTAAAGCCTGGGCAAAAAAGCAATCAACAGAAAAACTCGAATATATAAAAAGGAATTCGGGAAAAATAATGGGTAATAATTTTGAGGAGATTTCACAAATTGAATGGACAATACAGGCAATTAACAATGAATTAGACCGAAGATTGCAAGAAGAGGTTCTAAAAACAAAAGAAGAGATAATATCTATATTTAAATGAATACGTTGAGAAACCCCGACTTCTTAGTAAAATACCCAGTTTGGCAAAAATATCTGTTCCAGAGGAAGTGACTATTGCTAAAGTATAGTTGCTTATCACTGGAGAAAAGAAGTAAAACTTCAAGCCTGGGAAGAAATCGTCGGAACACTCAAAACCATAGAAGCCAACGAAGAAACAATAACCTTCGTAATAGCCTGCACGCAAAACCTCGAAATAGCCCTTCCGTGCCAAAAAGACACGCCAGAACCCCCAAATGAGCAAACCTAAACAAACAACTAGGCCAAAAAATAGCAATATTGAAGACCAAAAATCTTAAGCATAAAAATTCTATTGTATATTTAATAGGAAGTTCAAATGAACAAGAAAACGCTCGCTATTGGGCTAATAGCGGTTCTTGCGGTTTCAATTGGCATTGTGGCAGTTACTTACCTTCAAGAACAGAGCAATCACGAAGCAAAAGAAGCAAACACCTACACTATTAAGGGCACATTATGTTATTTGCCAGGACAAGCTATTGCTCCAGGTATATCTGCCACAACCATTACTCCGACCGTTTCGCCTTGGCCTAGCAATATTACGATAACGAACGTTGGGATTCTCGGTGAATCTGTAAATGAAACAGTTTATTCTTTCATTTTCCTACAGTTTTCATACAACACCAATGGAGCCTTCTTTCCAGTCGGGTTCGAACAGGGAGATGTTGTTAAAATTTCAGGTCAAATGAGCTATTCAAACCCTTACTATAACGTTTTTAAATGGACCAATGTGCGTTATTACGTCATGAACGTAACCAGCATAACTCACATCTCCTCTTAAACGGCAACTACCCCTATTTTATCCTAACTCGCCGTTTGATGCGCTTTTCATATTCTTCTGTAATTATACCCTTTTCAATGAGCAATTCCACTAAAGCAGAGAGGTCTATTTCTTCTAAAGGTCACTCCGATTGAAGATTTGCCGAAGTTTAAGGTGCTGTACTCGTTTGTTCCGCGTGTTCACGCATCAGTTAATGTTAAGGTTAATCTTGAGATTTCAAACGGTTTTGTTCTCGAAGGCGGCACAGCGACTTTTAGAGATTTTTTGGAGGAATGGATTGAGTCGCATGATATGCTTCCCACGATGCGCAGTGAAGAGACTGAGGCGTTAGTTTTCGGCACGAGCTATACAGAGCCATGCATGGATGAAGACTCAAGCAGGGTTGAATGGCTAAAAACCCTCGACCCGTGTTACATGAGGGTCAGGCAGGATTGCAATAAGAACATTTTCGGTTATGCCCAACTTAGCAGCTACCCGCCTGTGGTTTTTGACCCCGAGGAAATTTACAGGACATTAAACGGGGTTACGTCTTGGCTGTTTGAGAACGCTTATGGCACCTAATCGTTGAGGTCAATTTTGCACATTCAAGCTTTGATTGATGATTTTCAGGCTGACATGGCAAAAATAATGAAAATTTACACCAAACCGATGCTTGTTCTTCAATGCGGCGGAGATGGCCGTCCAGGTGAGCCTTTGCCGTGGAGTGATGAACGCATTCATGCGTTATCTTCTGAAGTGGCTTTGCGTGATCAAGGCACCGATCTGACGGTAAGAGGTGACGTTAAAGTCAACCCGCAAGCCTCAATGACTAAAGATGTGAAGGCTGAATGGTGGATTGAATATTTGGAGCGGCAGCGGGATTCTCAGCTTGGAGTGCCGAAAATTTTTTTAGGAGAAAGCGAAAACGCAAATCGGGCTACTGCCGACATTGTTATGCAGGAATTCGTCACGCGCCTCAGAATGCGGCAGATGCATAGAAGTGGAGTTTATGAAACACAGCTGTTTCCCCTAATTTTGCGCGGCGATTTCCCGTCAAGCTTGATCACTCCTGACAAGATCCCGAAAATTAAGTGGAAGCCGATTTGGGAGCCGCCGACAGACATCAAAATGCAGCGAGTCATCGACCTGTACAATAATTTGTTGATGGGTGATACGGAAGCCCGTGCAGAACTTGGAATGCCTGAAAAAATCGCTGGAGTATTAAAGCCGCAACAGCCAACGCAAACACAAGAGCCCAACGACTCTTTCGACAACTTCAACGAGTCGCAACCGCAAAAAGCGAGGCATATTATCAGAAAATTCAGAGAAAATTAGTGTGGCGAATCAAACTTTGGAATTGCTTTATGATGTTGATGTTAAGGCTAGTCTTGATGACCTGAGAAAAACTGGCATTATAGAGGGCCAGGCGATTGATTCGTCGGTTAACAAAAACCGTTGGCAAGTACTTGATGAAGATTTGGATTATTTTGCGTCCACTCTTCGAAATGCTCAGATTCGTATTAATCACGGGTCATCGGTTAAGAACGTTAAGGGTTTAGTTACTAAAACCAAGCGTTTGGGCGATATCGTCTTTTTTGAAGCTGAGGTATCCGGTGACCCGGTGCTTTTGACGCAGATTGAAAAGAATTATTTGCGTATGGTTAGCCCGAAAGTGGTTTCGGATGATATTGTTTGTAGTTTGTGCAAGGGCAAGACGCGAGATGCTAGCATGGTGATGGTTCACCTTTGCGCGGGTGCTTGGGAGATCGTGCATAAACCTCGCTGCGTCGAGCTGAGTATCGTTGCTGAGGGCGCGTATGAGAATAATCTTTTTCGTTTGAAGGGGTTTGCGGCGGCTATGGATGAATCGCAGCGCAAGGCGCTGGTTGCTTCTGTCTGCGAGTGCGCGGATAAGGCGAAGTGTCCTTGCGGGATAAAGTCGCTGAAGTCACAGGTACAGTCTGACTTACACGGACTTAACCAATCAAAAACAGGAGATAAAAAACAAATGAGTGCAGAAAAACCAGTAGAAGCACCAGTAGCACCAGAAGCTCCAGCCAAAGCAGGCACAGAATTGACATATGAAGAATTCGAGAAGGAAATGACGAAGAACACTACTCAGGTCATGGATGCATGTAAAGCAGCCATTGCAGAATCAACCAAGAAACTTGAAGCAAAAATAGAATCAGACGTTAAAGCCGCGGTAGCCGCAGCGATGCCTAAGCCTAAACCAACGGGCAAAGGCCAAGCTGTGGGAAATTTTAATGCTGCTGTAGATGATGCTCAAAAGCTAAACAATATTTTTGCTAAGAAAGGTAACATGGGAAAGGCAGGTCTTGAATTAGCCGCAGCTGCAAAACGAATGGGCAGCTTAAACGCGGATCTAACAATTTCTGAGGAAGAAACTGGAGAGGAGGAAGCGTAATGTCGCAGGGACAAGGATTTGAAGGCTCAGGACCAAAACTTATTCCCGACCTTGAACAGACTTTCCGCGCAGACACAGGTTACACCACTCCAGCCGTAGGCGACCCAGTGTACATTTCAAGCGACAACGGCTACACGCCAGCAGTTAGCTTATGTACAGGCCCCAACCCCGCGTTCGTAGGCTTCGTGCAATCCGTAATACCAACCGATACATTCGGCAATAGGCTGCTTAACGTCTACGTTTTCGGTCATAGGATACGATGCAAAAACACAAGTGGCGGAACTTTGACGGCAGGTCAAGTTGTCACTTCAGGCAATGGCGGCATAACAGTGTGGACGCCTACGACAGATGCGGCAATTGAGGCATGCGTAACGGCAACGACGTCGACTTCCATAACTGAATCCGGTTTAGCGGCGATAATTAATGCTCAG